AAGAACATGATGCTGATGAGTACAAAAGATTTACTGACACGATCAAGTCATCTACTGATGTAACAACAAACAAAAGATTTTATATGTCGGAGTATGGATACTCTAACGCGAGAGATGTTCTTTTGGGTAAGACAGAAACATTGCAGAAGGCAGAGAACTTTGATAGGTTTGAATTGCCAGAAGTTATTAAGTGGTGGAAGAAACTCGCAACCAAACGCCACAACAATCTGATGTCCGATGGTAGAATTAGAAAGGAATTAGAAGTGTGGAATCAAAATACAATTGATAAGATAGATATTATACGATGAAAGTTGGATTTACTTGTGGTGCATTTGACCTGTTACACGCTGGTCATGTAGTGATGTTGGAAGAGGCCTCTAGCAAATGTGATTGGTTGGTCGTTGGTTTGCAGATCGATCCCAGCGTAGACAGACAAAGTAAGAACTCGCCGGTACAGTCTGTATACGAACGATTTGTTCAACTGAACGGGTTGAAGTATGTGGATGAAATTATTCCATACTCAAGTGAGACATGCCTGATGGATGTTCTTCTCACTAAAAAGATTGATGTGCGGTTTGTCGGAGAAGATTACAGAGACAAACGATTTACTGGTGACGAACTAAACATACCTGTTGTCTACACCAATAGAAAACATTCTTTTTCTTCTACCAGTTTACGAGACCGAGTGAAGTTATCATGAAGATTGCTATTGCCAGACTACGATCCAATGTGAGATACGAGGGTCCATTGCAAACTGTGTTGGACAGTTTCTTGGAGAACTATGTTCGTTGGATGAAAGACAACCCCCAACACGAATATAGAGAATACAACATTTCTTTTGGTGGCAAACCAGTGCGTGATCCAGAAGTGATTGAGTGGGCAGACGCAGTTGTGATTCCTAGTGACAGTGAGTTTCGATATCACGGTGAGTTGCAGATGAATCCAAAAGACCTTGCCAAGTCTCAGTCTCACATGGATAAGATCATCCCCCACTTCAAGGGCAAACATGTAATCGTGTTGAGATCAGACAGGGGTGACACCGAAGAACTCTATCGTGAACACACACTAAAAGGTGAGGCAATCAAGTCTTACACCGAGATCGACGAGATAGATTTCTCTGGTAACATTCACGGTATGAAGTATCATTTCATCAGAGAAAAGTTTGACAACACTCTTGCTGAAATGTTTGGCAAAACCTATGCACATGACTTTGGGTATTGGGGTCGGATGAAAACAGGATGTGACAGAGACAAGTTTATTCGTAAGATTTACAGAGACCCCGACATCTCTACCGTTCTCGTTGGTGGGTTTCCCTCTGGTATTAAGAGACAGGCTGCGTGGATCAAGGATTGGAATTTGTTGTATCCCAAACTAGAAGGCTGCCGTGCGACATTGTGTTTCAACTGGAAAGACCCTGCCGCAACAACCTCAAGGTATGTAGAGGCACTTGCGATTGGTATGATCCCGTTTGTCTACAAGAACTATGATGAGAACAATACATACAACATCGATGATTGGCAAAGAGTCTATGACTTTGAGGACTTTCAAACCAAGATAAATACTTTGAAAGACCCCGCAACCATTGATTCCAAACTAGAACAGTACAGAAATAATTACGAAAAGGTGTTGTTGTCCAAGGATGGATACTACGAGATATTTTCCTACAAAATGAATAAGGCTATTTCATGAAGGTAGCACTGGTAACTGACACGCACTTTGGTGCTAGGTCAGACAGTCTTGCGTTTGATGCGTATTTTAAGAAATTCTACGATGAGTATTTTTTTCCGTACTTGCAAGAACACAATATAGATACTATTGTACACTTGGGTGATGCGTTTGATAGAAGAAAGTTTATCAACTACAACACACTAAAGTCTTGCAAGGAGTATTTTTTTGGACAGGCAGAACGCCTTGGTATGACATTGCACATGATTCCAGGCAATCATGACACATATTATAAAAATACCAATGACGTAAACTCACTGGAATTGTTACTGAAGGAATATGACAACATTCATGTCTATCCCGAAGTCACGGAGATAACGTTAGATGAAAGAAAAATTTTATTCGTCCCTTGGATATGTAACGACAATTATAGCACTACAATGGATGCTGTTAAGTCAACGGATGCCAAAGTATGTTTTGGACACTTTGAGTTCTCTGGGTTCCAGATGTATAAAGGTATCCCAAACCCTCACGGAATGGATACTGATGCCTTTGACCATTTTGATTTGGTATGTAGTGGGCACTTCCATCATCGTAGTTCTCGGGACAATATTACTTATCTTGGCAATCCATATGAGATTACATGGTCTGATTACGATGATGATAGAGGATTTCACCTCTACGATACGGACACGAACGAACTCGATTTTATCAAAAATCCGTACAAGATGTTTCACAAACTCTTCTATAACGATATGGACGGAGACAGCTCTTTTGATCTTTCTGGTCTTGTCGGTTCTTGCGTCAAGCTTATTGTGGTAAAGAAGGAGAACTTCTTAAAGTTTGACAAACTGGTAGATTCTCTGTATACTTGTAACTGTGTAGAATTAAAAATCGTAGAAGACTTCTCAGAGTTTGAGGATGATGCGGTCGGCGATGACGCAGAACTTGCCGTGGATGATACAATGACTCTGCTCAGAGACTACATTGGAAACACGGTTACTGATCTTGACAAAAACAAATTGACATCGGTTGTACAAACTCTCTATGTCGAAGCACAACACATGGAATAATAATGTATGATAATGTTTCAAAAGTTGCGATGGAAGAACTTCCTATCCACGGGCAACACTTTTACTGAAATAGATTTTACTCGCAACCCCACGACACTGATCGTAGGAGAAAACGGCAGTGGTAAGTCCACCGTTTTGGATGCTCTGTGTTTTGGTTTGTTCAACAAACCTTTCCGTAATATCAATAAACCTCAACTTGTAAATTCCATCAACGGAAAAAAGATGTTGGTGGAGATTGAGTTTCAAGTTGGTGACAAACAATACAAGGTTGTCCGTGGAATCAAACCAAATGTGTTTGAGATATATTGCAACGATCAATTTTTAGATCAAGATGCTGCACTTAGAGATACCCAGAAGTATCTGGAAGAAAGTATTCTCAAATTGAATTACAAATCATTTACTCAGATTGTTATTCTGGGTAGCGCCTCATTTACTCCATTCATGCAACTGCCTTCTGCCTCTCGTCGAGAGATCATCGAAGATATTCTTGACATACAAATCTTCACCACCATGAATGTTTTGCTAAAAGAAAAGATGAATGTCTTGAAAGAAGACATCCGCATCATTGAGGGAGAGGTAGAACTTGCCAAACACAAAACCAAGGTTCAAAAAGACTATATTGATACCTTGGAGAAAGATAAAGCCACTCAGATTGACAACATCAAGGAGAGTATAGATGAGACGACGGCAGCAATTGAGAACAATGAACAACAACTCTCGCAGCATGAGTCAAAGAAGAGTCTACTTGGCGAACCAGAAAAAAGAAAACGAGAACTTGACAACTACCGAGATAGATTTTCTAACGGAATTCAAAAAGCAGAAAAAGAATTAAAATTCTACGAAGAGAATAGTGACTGCCCTGTATGCAAACAAGAAATCTGCGAAGACTTCAAACACACTATGTCCACGGAGAAGTCCGGTGAGATTTCTAATTTAGAAAAGTCTCTGAAGGGTCTGGAGAAAGAATATGAAGAGGTCTCTAAGATTCTAGAATCTTGGCAAGAAGTATCTGATAATATATCTGCTGTTCAGTCTGATATCATTGGCCAAGAGAGATACAAATCTAAACTAAAAGATATGTTGATTGAGGCCGAAAACAATGTGACCGACATTAGTGATGAGAAATCAAAACTAAAAGAGATGGCAAAGGATGTGGTTGCAAAGAATGATATCAAGGCATCTAAGAATGAAGAACAACACTACAACACCGCGGCCGCCCACCTATTAAAAGACAGTGGTATCAAAACTAGAATCATCAAGCAATACTTGCCTGCGATCAATAAACTGGTCAATAAGTATTTGCAGTCGATG